ACGGAACGAACCAAAGAACCGTGGCACCACGTTGGGGTTGACCAACTTAGCTAACCCGTAAGCGTCGAGTGGGGATTGTGCAGCGGGTGTACCTGTCATCATCCATAGCCATGTATCTTCAGTGACTAATTTTCTAAGGACTTTCCACCGTTTGGACTGCGCGTTCTTGTAGTGTGTGGCCTCGTCTACAATGATAAGGTCAAAGCCACCGTTTATGATTGCATCAGCGACGATCTCAACACCGTCATAGTTTATCACCACAAAGTCAGCACCTTGCTCAATGATCTCTCTGCGTTTTTTAGCCGCGCCATGTGCGATGTCTACACTGCGATGTGGAGCAAACGTAAACAAGTCCTCACGCCACGCACTGTCCATGATAGACAAGGGGCATATAACAAGTACGCGGTTGATCTTACCCTGCTTCATCAGATAGTCAGCAGCCCATATAGCAGAGGCGGTCTTGCCTGTACCCTGCTCGTTGAAACAAAACGACTTCTGGTTCATGGTGAAAAACGCAGCGGTCTTTTTCTGGTGATCGAACGGCGCGTATTTACCTGTCCACTCGTACCTGCCGTTGATCGGGGAGGGCACGTCGATGTTCAGCTTGCGTAGACTATGAGCTTCGTCAATGCCCCACTTCACCAACACCTCGTGGTCTTCCACAGTTTTGCTTTTCGGTATCACTTCAGTGACACGTTTTGGATTGCGTAGCTTCAACAGCAACGCCTTACCATCTATAATCTGCATCGTGTTCTCCTATTTAGGGATTTCCCTAAATCACTTTTTCTTTTTGTAGTTCCGTGCGCGGTTTTTGCTGCGGCTCTCCACAGTCACACCGTCTTTGTTTGTACCGCCCTTCGACAGGGCTTTCTTATGGCTAACGTCTTTACCTTCGCGCTTGTCAGCCTTGCCGTTGTTGTTAGCATCTTTACTGGTGCGGTCCATCTTCCGGCGGGCTCGCTGGCGTTCCATCCTTGCTTCAAACGTCTTACTACCTACAGGCGCGTTCTTCTGCTTGGGACGGTCTTTGGGGTTTTTGTATGGCATCAGTTTGCTCCGTTGTGAACACATTCAATGATAGGACAGTAGCGTCTGCATAACCCGTTAGGCCGTGCGTTCCACATGTCTTCCTTAGCCGCAGTCTCCATCTGCCCATACTTGCCGAGCCATTTCTCCCACAGCTTACTCTTATCATACTCCATGTAGGTGTCTTTCACCAAGTCATTACACACCACAAACAGCAGGGCAGCGCGAACTTTCTTGATCTGCGGGTAACGTGCCATGAGCGCCAGAGCCATCAACTCTAACTGTCCCTTGTCTGCATACTTGGAAGACTTGCCCGTCTTGTAGTCCACAACTGTTGCCACCTCGTCATCCAGTATCACCAAGTCGGCAATCCCACGGAACCAAACGTCAGAGGCGTAGAAGTCACAAGCCTCTAGGTTCTCTGTTAGCCCCATCTTTATCTCGCAGAGCTTGTCGCCCTTCCTATCCTTCAAAGATGTTAGGGCTTTGGCCGCAAAGCTGAACTTCGCAGGCACAGGTACGTCCTTACCAATGAAGTCTTCGGCCATCTTGTGGAACTCATTGCCGTACAAGATAGCTTCGGTCTGCACGAACGGCACCTCTTTCAAGATGTGTTTGTGGTAATACTGCTTCGGGCACTGCTCAAAGTCTTTGATCTTACTGAAAGACCACGGCCATACTTTAGTCATTCTTAACGCTCCAACTTACGCACCCCTGCGCCCATGTCTACCAGCGCGTCTTTAAACCCTATGTGCTCCCAATCTCCAAACACCGTGATACTAACATCTGCTAGGCCCTCTAGTTCTATGACGTTGTCACCTATACGCAGTGTAGCACCAGTGTTGGGAGTATTCACAGTTAACCTAGTCCACCCACCGTGTCCCGCGTCACCCCCTTGTAACCCGTTCGTACAAAAAGTAAGGCTAGGGTATTCTTCCATATCTCTGCCCGTTGAAAGAGTATAATCCATTATTCACATTCTCCATATGATTTGCCTGTGCCACTCTCACAGGTGATCGGTAGTCCATCGGCCCAGTCAGGCGTCTGGCTCATACATTCTTCGACGTATGCCCGTGCTACGTCCAGCTCGTCGTCAGCTACACAGGCTACAACGCTATCATGTACTGTTAGCACAACTTTGTATCGCTTGGCAATAAGTAACATTTGGTGCCCTATGATGCACCTTGCAATCCCTTGGCACACGTTCTCCACAACCTTCCCGCCGTATATACGGTTCGGACCTTTTCGGGTCTTGTAGGTATACTCTGGACCTCGTTCACCCTGTTCCGCCATCAACCCATGATAGAACATGGGTAGCCCAGAAGGTAACATCACGGCGTTCTTCTGTGCATCCACTTGCAAGACACCTTCCTTACCAAACTGCAAACTGTCGCCGCGCTGCATATACTGCACCATGTTGTTGGCATCTCTCCACAACTGACTGATCGCCCCGTTGGCATCGCGGTACACTTGTATGATCCGCCGTGCTTCGTCCAATTCTATGTAGACACCCATACCTTGCAACTGCGCTTGGAACTTGGGCGCACCCATACCGTAACCAGCGCCGAGAATAGTGGTCTTGCCCACGAACCTCTGTTCTTTATTTACCCCGTCTACTGGCACGTTATAGATGCTGGACGCCATGTACTTGTATACGTCCTCACCATCTGCGAATTGCTTGGTCAGATCATCTTGCCCCGCAAGCCACGCCAATACACGCGCTTCGATCTGCGAACTGTCACAGTCTATAAGCGAATACCCTTCGGGCGCGATGATACTACCCTTTAACTTCTTACCGTTAGGCCCACGGCTAGGCAGGTTCTGCAAGTTGATCTTATCATCCCCACCCCATCTGCCTGTATGCGCCGCGTAGTATCTTACAGGGACGGGCAGACGCCCCCGGTCAGCGATGTCTATGAACCGCTGTGTTCGTGTCTCTTCCAATGTAGACTTCGTACCGAGCCGTGCAGCTACCAACGCTTGCACACGATCATCCTCATGTTCTAACAAATGTTTGAACGCTTCATCACTCTTGGCGAACGCGAACGTCTCTTTCCCCGTAGTGGGGCTGGTCTTCATCGGAGGCTTGACGCCAAAACCTTTTAGCAGCTCCGCGAACTTTGGGTTGGACATCAGGTCTTTCTTATCCGCCACACCCGCAGCTTCTAACAGCTTTTCTTTACGCTCTTTCACATCGTGCAAGTGCGACTGCAACAGGTCACGATCCAGCTCCAACATAGGTTCGGTAAACATCCGCAGGGTAGCATCAATCAAACGCAACTCTTGGCGGGGGAACTGTTTGGCCATTATGCTAAACAACTTATAGGTAAGGTCCACGTCATTGACACAGTAGTCGCCGTACCGCTCTAGGTCTTCGGGTGCAAAATCTCCACGCCGTTTTCCGAGTGCGTTGAGTACCTCATGCCCTTTAGCGCCGACACCGTACCTCTCAGATACCGCAGCGAGACTTGCGCGAGCTTCAGTCCCGTGAAGAGCACGGGCGATACACAAAGTATCGGTATACATCCGAGGACGAATATCAAAACGCCAGTTAAGAATGGCACCATCAAACATAGTATTATGGCAAAGTAACATAGCGTCTTCCCAAGGGAAGGTCTTGAGGTATTTTTTAATCTGTTCGTGCGTCCCACTGGCCCACTCCGTTTCTCCGTTGTTGAGTTTCACACCCACGCCGATCACCTCAAAACGAGGATCACGGACGTAGGCTTCTGTTGTTATCTTACGCAGAGAATAGTCCCTGTCGTAATACGTCTCAAAGTCTAAGGTTATAAGGTCCATCAGCCCTTACTCACTATCTCACCACCACATGCCATGTAACCACATGCGTCCACCCAGTTGTCGGGGTGCTTCGGGTTCGACTTGATACGCGCGGCCTTCAACAAGGTCATCATCACGGCCACATCAGTAGCGTCCACCGTGACGCCAAGGTGCACAGACCAGTACGCGGCGATAGTGTTGAAGTTATCCTCCATGTTGCCATGGTCAGCCGCACGGTCTTTGGTGACGTACTCCTTGGCTGTGTCTAACACTTGCCCACGCGTCACCTTCTTCGCTTCCTTCTCGAACACCTCTTTCGGTGTGCCGATCTTACTCATCAGTGCGTGGACGTAGTTGTAAGATGATTTAGTAGCCTTGGCGATTTCGCTCGTTGTGGCTTGCGGGTGTTTGATCTTATACGACCATATTTTATCCGCTTTGGTTTTCTTAGCCATGTCGTTCTCCTAAACGATTATTGAGGTTTCTTGATTTTCTTTTTGCGCCGCTGTGCAATGTATTCAAAAAGTTTTGGACCTAACTTCTTCTGCACAAGGTTTACATAGCCTTCGTTGCTGGCTTGCATTGCAGCGGCGCGGTGCGTACCCCCTGCATATTCTCCTACATGATACACAATACTGTCTCCGTACTGTGTGTTTCGTAGCGTGTCTTCAAACACGTTACCGCCACGCTCGGCGGCTATGTTTATGACCCTACTCATATCTTCTTACCTGCTTTCCTTAGATTGCGAACAAACACATCAAGGTGTTCTCGCGCCACCCACAAATCTCGTTTCGCATTGGGGTGTGCGTCTGTACGATGCGCGTCATCCTGCGCCCTATCGACCTGCCTGCGCAACCATTTCAGTTCGTTCTCTTGGAACGGAGTTAATTTATCATCATCCATGTCTGCCTCCATTGTTAAAGTGGTGCCCTGCGCTTGAACACAGGGGCTAACCGTACCGTGGTTTCTCCGACACGATCACAGAGGTAAAAGACCGCACCCTGGAGTGCATGGAGTTCCTCTGCTCGTACTGCTGTGGTTTTCGCGGGACAATGTCATTACCGCAACCCACTCACAGCTAGGGTTTACCATCAATAACAGTGGCCCAACCCATAAGGTCTTTTGCCACGTCATTCATATTCTCTTCATTGACCACCATGTCCAAACCACCTGCGTCACGTATCTCTTTCAGGTTCTTCTCCTGTAATGGCGTAGGCTTATTCTTACCTGCCTTACATTCGATCCCAAAGAACAATCCTTCATAACACCCTATTATATCAGGGACACCGCTTCTACCGTACCCACCTGTAACAGGGTAAAAGTAGTATGCGTGTAACTCCTTTAGCTGCGCCACAACTTTCTTTTTAACTTTTGCTTCGGGCGTCATCGTCGTTCTCCATTGATACC